TGAGAACTTATCAATCTTAAAGTAATTATTAATGTCAACACCTTCAAATAAAACTTCAATAGGTTTGTTTACTTTTAACTTTCCTATTACTTTTTTTGTATTTTGATCAATTTCGTCATACTCAGTCTCAACTAAGGCTTTCTTTGAGAATTCACTTGAAACTAAAGTTAAGTCCATTTTGTTGATACCTGTAATCCAAGAAGAATCACATACTGTTGTTTCAATTCCAGCAGTAAGACCCCATGAAAAGTGTTTTCCAATCGGTTCAAACTCTGATGGGATGGTAATCTGGATCCATCCATCTGGCTGTTCTGATAGGTTGGGGATAAGTCTTGATAATAAATCTTCTTCATTATGATCCTTTAGATATCCAAACGGAGTATTGCCCCATCTTTGAGATAATAGTCTAATATCCCATTCTGGTTTAGATTTAATTAATGCTTTTATAAAATCAGATGCTCTTCTACCATATCCAGAATATGTATCACAGGGAGAAGATACCACTACTATTGGTTTTTTGTTCATTTTTAGTAAATAAATTTTTGTTCAACAAAGTTAGTTGCCACTTGAGATTTGTCATATTTAATCAGATCAAATGATGATCTAGGAACAAATTTAGATAGTGTCTCATCAACTCCATCTATAATATTTTTAGACATCCATCTTGCAGACATCATAGATTCATCAGATACTACCCATTCACGAGCTTTTTGGCCACGTCTATTACGTTCTTCTGCTCCCATTTGATATACATCGGATATTGCCTTAGCAGCATCTCTAAAGTCAGCATTTGAGCTATAGATATAAGGGGTTGGAACTGATCCGTTCAATGTAATGTTTGAAGGAAATACCGGAACTGCCCACTCACCACATTCCTTATATGTTGCAAAATTATTACTAGGAAAGAATTGACTATAGTTAATCCATTTTCCATTCTCATCTACAAACCTCATTTGATCATTTGGCCCACCTTGTGCTGTAGAAATAATCATTTTACCAGCCATCATTGCCTCTGTTAAAGATAATCCCCAACCTTCGTTATCACTTAGTGATATACATACATCTGACATGTTGTACATATAATTTAATTGATCTGTACTATAAATGTTTTGATCAATGATTACATTCGCCGCAATATCTGCATTAAATAACATCTCTTTCACCGCATTAAGATCTGTACCATTTTCATCTACTGCCCTGGTCTTCATATAAAGCAAACACTTATTAGCTTTTTCCTTTGGAAGAGTATCCAAAAATACTTTAAATGCAAGTAAGATATCCGATGCTTTCTTTCTACGAATATTTCTATTGTTCCAACAAACTATAAAGTCATAATCTTTACCACCTAAAGCATTTTGTTTAAAATTAACAAGTGCCTCTAAATTTTGATCTATTGGGTAGAATGCATTTTCATTGATTCCATGGGGAACATATTTGATGACTTTATCCTTTCCCGATTCTCCTAAAACTACACGATGAATATTATCTGTTTGTTTAGAAATGCCAAATAATGCATCACAAGATTCATAAAATTGTTTGTTGTACATAGGATAAGGTAAGTCATCCCAAATAGATAAGTATGTAATTGGTATCTTTTTTCTGATATCTCTTTCGATTTCAAACAACCAAGTCCAATATCTAGGATCTGTAAAAATCATGATAGCATCAGGCTTCTCCATTTCTATTAATTGGAAAACTATCTGCTCATTTCCATATCCACTGATAGGATATAGCATAACAGATGCATCATCAATTCCATTTAATTTACCTGAGTCTATTGATAGATCAATTTTTTGGCCTTCATTTGGATGATGAATAGCTCCTCCTAGATTAACCCAGTTGTAGTGATGGCAGGTTCCTACTACCATTTCTCGTGCCATAGTTGCGATTCCACTTGTAGCTGTAATATCATCGCACATTAACAGAATCTTTTTTCTGTCTTCTTTTTTTAGATAACCGTCCTTCATAAATGTTTTTTAAAAACTTCCAGACACAACCAAGTCCGAGGTATTAAGGACTTTATTTTTAAATTCAATGTCATTGACATATAGATACATGCATCGGTTTAAGAACTTCTGCAGATTATTTCTGTCATATGCACAAGATGCTCTAAACTTCTCGTGCAAGTCATCTAACACTTTTACAGATGTTAAAGTTGTAGGATGTAATTTTGGTTTTGATATTCTCATCTTATTTATTCTATATATATAAATAGCATACATATATATAAAAAGACATTTTTACTTAATTATTTTTGAAATTTCTTTATCATCTAAAGAATAATTAGACAATATATCTTTCAAATCTTCTTTACTTAAAAATAACAAGTATTCTGAAGCCTCCCTTGTAGAACATTCAAAGTACTTTGCTATATGGCTAATCAGTTCTGTGTTTTGTGATTTTGTTGTTGATTTTATATAAGAAAGATATTTCTTTCCTTTTGGTGTTACATCCTTTATAATATTATAGCAATCCTTTGAACTCAAAACTAATATGTCTTGTATTTGAAGATCGTTCATAGTAACACAAAGATCCTTATTCATGCCCATAAACTTCATGACCATAAATGGATTAAATGCTTTCTTATCCTCATCGGATAAATCAGACCAATCTCTTTTTTTAACAAGAATATCATTAGCTAGATCAAAAATATTCATCTATTTTGATATTTGAATATTTGATATTTTCTTAGGTTCTTCCTTTTTCTCTCGTAATTGCAATGGCATTGTTTCCTGTAAGATTGTTTTGCAGTTCTTGCATGCCATAACAGTAATTGGTACAAGAGCATCCTGGGTTGTCTGAACAATAAATCTAGAAACTCTTCTAAGAAGAATAACTTCTTCAAATGTTTTACCTTGGCATTCAGAACAAATAATTTCCTCTGTCTTTGTAAGATCAATATTCATATTTTGTTGTCCATTCATATTATATAATTTTAAGTATTTCTGCCATACAAGCAGCAAAATTTAATTCTTTATCTACTACTATCGGATTACTTTTCTGATAGTTATTTAATATTATTGCAAGAAGACCATCTTGTCCTTTTGAATACTCGCCCATTCTAGAGAATAAGTCTGAATATATTGGCTGAAATTCTTTAACCTGCTGGTATATTACTTCTTTCCTTATTTCTAACCAGGTATCTTTATTTGTGTTTTTTAACTTATCTATTAAGATATTGCTAAGAGATGCAGGAATTTTAGATAAATCCGAATAAATTAAATTTTTATCTACAATCAAAGATTGACAAACATTGATTATTTTTCTTATATCCGGAAAATGTTTTGTTATTATTGTAGCAACATCACCTCTACTATAATTTATTTCTTCTTTATCTAGAATATTCAAACATATGTGTTTTAACAAATCCATCTTTTTAGGTGGATTAATACTAAAGGTTTGGCATCTACTAATTAATGGATCAATTATCTTTTCAACATAATTGCAGGTAAGTATAAATCTAGTCTTTGCCGAGAACTGCTCCATCACTGATCTTAAAGCAGCCATAGCTACTGGAGTCAAGAAATCAGCTTCATCAAGGATGACTATTTTAAGTGGGCTGAAACTATTTGTAGAGGCAAAGGAAACTATTTTATCACGAACGGTATCAATATTTCTTTCATCAGATGCATTAATGTAGATATAATCACAGTTTAATGTATTTACTAGCATTTTTGCTAATGTAGTTTTACCTGTACCTTGAATTCCATGAAGTAACAAATGGGGGATATAGTTGTTATCAATGCATGCTTGAACAAATGCCTTTAACTCCCCATCGGCAACATATAAATCTAAAGTGATAGGTCTGTATTTTTCTACAAATAAACTATTTACTGCCATTAACCGTGAATTAAAATTTTGCTTGTAATGTCTAATTCTTTTGAATTGCAATACTCAATTAATGATTCATCCTTAGTGGTTATACTAATTGAGTTAGGCATTCCCTTTTTCTTTATAAAATCATATGCTTCAGAAATATCTTTAGATAATTCCCATTCTTCGTTTACATATATCTTATCTTTGGTTTTAATATATGCATCTATTGGACTCTTATTAGAATCTACAAATAGATTGTATTTGTTTACTATCATTTATACTTAAATTATTATTCAAATATAAAAAATAAAAAATTACAAAACAATACAATTTTTTAATTTTCTCTTCGATCTTCTGCTTTATAATGCATAAATCTATTATGATTTATAGGGGATGCTAAGAGTATACCTGGTTTTATATTTCCTTTCTTAGTTTCTTGAAAGATGTAAGACATCCATGTTTGTTCATAAGGATGGGCCCAAGTTGTTTCTAAGAACATTTTTCTATTACCTTCCTTGCCAACAATCATTGGCCAGTTAGCATAATAGACATCTCCCGTTATATATGAAAGTCCATCTACAGATTCTATTTGTTTAAAGTCAGTTCTAGGACAGTTTGGATCTAATCCAGTTGTAGGAAGTCTGTCGTAATCAGGCCAGAACTCAGTTCTAATATGTTGTGGAACATTATACCATGATACTTGAATATTATTATCCATATAAACCTCGGTAAAAGACAACTTAAGATAGTCAAGATTAGACTTATTCATTATCTTATGAATAGCATCATACAAGTTTGGAATATATTGCCTAAATCCGTTTCTGCAAAATCCATTACCATCTTCATGTAATTGCATATCATCCTCCAAAAATACATAATAATCACTATCTGATTCTTGAAAATGTTCTGCCGCTAGTTGTCTACCACCACATATACCACCGTTTTTACCCGTGATAATATGTTCAAAGTTATACTTATTACATATTAATTTATTAGCTTCTCTTGCTTCATCATTAGTTGAATTATCAATAAGAATGTTTCTTGTGCTTGTTAGCCATTTATCATGCTTAAGATATGTATTGATTGTATGTTCAACTTGTTCAGGAAAGTTAAATGTAAGCATGTAAACAGATGTTTTAAAATCATCAGATGTCTTGTTAGATTCAACGTATTTAATTCTGTTTTCTGGAACTGGTTCTAACCAAACGTTATCCTCATCTAATGCCTGTATGAACTTAATAATTAGTCCATTACCATCTAAAGAATATCTTCTAAACATCTCTGGTTTAATATAAGACATAATAGCAAATATGCTTTCTTCTGTCCCCATTAATCCTTCAGATAAAGAACGATCTAAGAGTGAGTAGTACATTCCATTAGCCTCATTGATTGCTTGCTTTGTACCGCCAAATAAACCACCTCTGCATACGTATTCAACTTTTGATCCTGCATACCTGTTCATATCTTCAAACTTAAATCCGTGAATTTCTCCAGAGGATTCGTATGGATATGATAAAAATAAGAATGGATCTAAATATTGATTTATTTTATCTACAACCTTGTTTTCTATAAAGTAGTTTTCATAGACTGTGTTTGTTATTCCAGCATCTAACCAAAAAAAGTATTTACTATCAAAAGGATTCCATATTGTAGCATCATTTAGCATGAACATCTTAGATTGAACAATTGGATTGTACCATTCATTTGCAGCCTGTGGACTATCTTTAAGCCAACCACCTTCTCCTGTTAAATTGTACCACTCTGGGTTTGTTCTTATGATTTGAGTTTTGTCCCAAAATGGTGAATATAAATTTTTTATGTCTTCTAATTCATAAACTTTAACAAAAGTATTGTCCGTAGTTCTTGTTTCCCAAATAAGGTATTCATATTCCTTTTGGATGTATATGAACATATTAACAGGAAATTCAAGAAAATTTTTAAAGTTTTTTATATACTCCGAGAAATCTCTTCCTGGTCTGTTTATATTCCAAAGACCGGTTACTACTGTAGTATCTTTATTAATCATTTTAAGTATCCTTTTGTAACAAATTCCATATAGTTTTCGTCAATCTTAGCAGCCCGGTATAGATTACATCCCTCCTGTCCTTCATGAGAGGTATGTCTTAATACTGGGAATGTTGTAACACCTCCCCTTTCTCTCCATTCCTCAATTGTTACTAATTGATCTTCAAATTCATAAGTTGCAACTAACTTTCTAATTCCTTGCTTTCCCATGTAAGCACTTATCAGAATATCATCATTCCAAGACTTTCCTACAAACTCAGTAAAAAAATCATCTTCAAACCATTCTCTCCTGTATGATATTGTCTTATAGTGCTGAAGCATATTAACTTCCACATCCTTATAAACAGATACTACAAAATGACTTCTTACATCATTAAAAATTGTCGGATCCTCGGCCCGGCTTCCATCATATCCTACAGCAGTTCTAACAAATCTAAGTTGATTTCTTACTTGTTCGGTAACCATTCCTGGGTGGTAAACAAGATCGTCATCACAGACAATGATAATAGCATCTGGCTCTGTTACACGTTTAATTGTATGAACACACTTAGTTATCGGACCCATATCTTCAAGTCCTTCAAATATTTTGAACTTTGGATTGTCCACTGATATCTGCCGTAACCATTCAGGTATGATATACTCCTCACTAGTATGTTTTAATACCGATGGTACATTAAAATGAATCTCATAATCTCCTAGATAGTCCTGCCCTAAAAGTGAATCAATATTACTTTTAATTCCTTCTGGATATTCCTGTGTTATTCTACTAGGTAATGTTGTAAGTGTTACTACTACTCTACTCATTTTTTGCTATAAATATAATATGTTCATCATGTAGAAAATTCAGCACATGATCTACTGTTTTTCCGGAACCGTTACCACTTTGTTGTCTAAACTCATAGAACCCAGAATTTGGAAAAGGAAGTGCCTGTACAATAGGAAAACTATAAGCAGGTCTACCATAATGATTAACCGGCCTGAAATCAGTCTCCTTATCCCATGTAACACACCTTAAATGAATCTGATTCTTTTTTAAATAGTATCCTACAAGAACATCATCATTATTTGAGTATGAAAGAAAATCTTTTGTTAAAAAATCATCTTCAAAGAAGCTTCTTTTATATCCAACAGAGTGCCAGTGTCCAGGAATGAGTAGTTGCAAATCAACTTTTACAGGGAAAGTTAAGTGTGTTGATTTTAAGATATACTTATTAACACCATCTTCTTCAGTCCATTCTCTTGTTTCTATTGGATTATCCCCCCTAAAACATACAGCATCTTTTGGATATTTATTCATCTTATTTAAGATGTATTCAAGCATTTCCGGATGGTATTCCTGATCATCATCGCAAACAATCAGTATGTCATTTGGATCATTTGATATTTCAAGAACTCCCGTTACTTTTACAATAGGACCAAAGTCTTCTTCAACTCGATTAATAATAAGTCTAGGGTTTTCTTGAGCAAATGCAATTAATTGCTCCGATAAAATATATTCCTCATTGTTATTATTTTTATAATGATAAGGAACACTAAGTACTACCTTGTACTCTTTATCTGTATCTTGGTTTAACAATGAAGTTAAATTTATTCTTGCAGATTCCCATAACTGCATTCTAAGGGGTACTGTTGTTAGCGATATATAAATCATTTATCCTACTTTTGATATATGTTTCTTGTGAGGCATTAAAGAGTGTTAAGAAAATCTAAATTGCAATCTGGTTTATCTGGATTATTAGGGAAGTCTATTCCTTCTAATGGGTATGAAGCGGAATCACTGATAAGCTCTGTAATATTATTTTTATTTACAAATGAAATTTCTACTACTCTTGGTACAGATTGTCCATTGTAGTTAAACTCGCCACCCCAATTGTTTCCATGAACATGAGTTACAACAAAATATTTATTTATCTTATCCATAAACTCTTTGAACTTAATTTGGTTCGGCTCCTGCTCTAACCAATGAACTTCAATAACCATTCCAATAACAAAGGAAGAAAGAACAGCAATATCAGCATTCAGAAAGTAATCATATTCAGCCCCTTCAGTATCTATTTTTAAAAATATTTCTCCCTGTAGACCAATCCTATCGTAATGTTCTTTTACATCCCTCAAACGTGGGTCCTCACACCCCTGATATCCTAATCCTTCGTTAAAAAAATGTTGGTTTCCTTTATCCCAATTTTCATGCCCGATAGTATGATCAAAAAGATATATTGGCTTATCGTATTTATGTTCAAACTCAGCTTCATAACTTGTATCACCTCCTACACCATAAGTAAATAGGGCACTACATTTTTCAAGTACAAGCTCAGGCATAACATAACCACCATCTTTTTCTACTCCAAGTCTTATTTTTGGAGAATTTATATTATATACTTTAAGACATTCTAACATTTTAATTTTTATTTAAGTAATACTCAATCATTTCATCAATCATGGATTCAAATGTATATTCAGGTTTCCATCCAGTAAGATTTCTAAGTTTAGTAGAATCCCCCTTTAGTCTTAATGTTTCTTCCGGTCTTATAAATTCCTGATCTATAACAATGTACTCCTTGTAGTTTAGATTTAACTTAGAAAATACATAATTGCATAACTCCTCAATACTATGAGTTACACCAGTTGCACACACAAACTCACCAGGAGCATCCTGTTGGAGAATTGTCCACATTGCCCTGGTATAATCCTTAGCATGGCCCCAATCTCTATATGTTTCTAAAGTGCCTAACTTCAAATCACTTTGTGTTCCATTATAAATAGCAATTGCTCCTTTAATTATCTTGCTTGTAACAAAGTTTTCTCCTCTTCGTGGTGACTCATGATTAAACAAGATACCATTACTTATAAATAGATTATATGAGTTTCGGTAGTTTATGCAGATGTTATGTGAGAACTGTTTTGCACAAGCATAAGGATTAGCGGGTTTGAACGGAGTAGTTTCACGTTGGAAACCATCCTCATCAATAGAGTTTCCAAACATCTCAGAAGTACCTGCTTGATATATCTTTGCATTCGGGCAATAGTTTCTAACTGACTCTAATAAGTTTAGAGTTCCAAGTCCTACTACATTGGCAGTATAGACAGGATTCTGATAGCTTATACCAACATGTGATTGGGCTGCTAAGTTGTAAACTTCATCTGGACTTGCTGCAATGATTGCTTTCTCTAATGAAGATAAATCAGTTAGGTCTGCAAAATGCAATGTGACTTGATCTATAATATTGTTTATTCTAGATGTTGTATTTTCATTTGATGAATTTCTTCTTATTGTTCCATGAACCTCATATCCTTTAGATAAAAGTAACTCAGCTAAATAAGATCCATCCTGTCCTGATATTCCAGTAATTAGGGCCTTTTTATTCATTTTAGTTTATTTTATGCTCTACACGTTCACACCAACCTTTTTCTTCACTATGAGCCCAATAAACAACTCTTACAGGAATCTTATCAGTTAAAAAATATTCTTCATAATGAATACTCTGCCCTTGATTAAACATATTAAGTTCATGCCCTTCGATAAACTTTGAGTTTATTGATTGACCATCTTCATCATCAAAAGCAACTAAAACAAAGTTGTAGTTATTATCACTAAATGAATATTTGTCTACTGTTACTAGATAATAAAATGAATTCATAAATGAACTCTCCCATAGGTCATTGTCTCTTATAAGTGGATTTGGAGGATAAAAGTTATCTATTGTATATTTTTGAACTGATTTCTTTTTAAAATTAATTCCAGCATATTTCTCATAATCTCTCAATGTACGTTCAGTACCAAGATCATATCCGGTTAAGTCGATGTTTGGATCTTCTTCTGTACCAAAAAGAACTCTTATTTTTTTACGAGCATATTCCTGCTTGTTATACCAATCTACACCCTGTTTGCTATCATCATCCCACTTAAGGATTCCTGATCGTTCTTCTCGCATTGTTGAATGCCATACAACCATCTTGTGTGGATGGAACATATCATATCCATGAGTATATGATCTTACTGTTAGATTTATCTCCTCACCACTAAAATAGATATCAGGATCATGTCTTATATCTTTAGCCCACTGACTCTTTGCAAAACAAAAATGCCCTGATAAGAATCTACTCATTGGTGGCTCAGTCATGTTTTCATGTCCTTCTAATAAACCAGGTCTTATAAAGATAGTACCATGTGGGTAGAAACAAACAAATTGCTGTTGCCATGGAACATCTGCTCTTCCTTCTGGATCGTTAAATGGGGTATATAAAGGAAGATATGCAGCTAATATAGGCTTATATCCTTTCTTCTCTAGTCCTTTATGCATCTCAATTAATATTTCATCCCAATTCTCTGCAAATCTATGATGAGAGTCCAACTGAAGTATATAATCCTGATTAGTTAATAAATTTTCATTTATCTGAGCTCTTGCCCATGGTAATCCTTTGGCCTCTGTATAAAGCACGTCCATAATATGAAACCTTGGATCATCTCTATACTCATCTACATTATCAAATTTATCTTCCGGATTATACTGTCTACATATTCCAAAGTGTATCCTACTTGGATCTTTTGCATTTTCTAATGCACTTTTTATTGTTGGTATAAGTTCAGGATCACGGTAGGATGGAAGATGAACTAATATTGTTTTTTTCTTTCTCATGAAGGGATTATTTGCTCTATTCTATCTAGCCATCCTTTAGATATACTATGTGGCCAAACTAATGATTTATATGGTTTTCTATCAGCTTCATATTCTCTCCAAATATGAATAAACTGATCATCTGGTATTTCAGCGAATAATCTTTGTATCTCATCAGGATCTGCATCCCTTCTGTAAAGGTCTTTTCCTTCCTCATCCAACAAAGCTACAACTAAACAATCATAATCTGGCTCTGATAGTGATCCTTTATAAACATCAATACAAACCTTCATGTTAATAAAAAGATTAGCTTCAAACTCTTCCAAATTAGTTGAGATTGGTGGATGTAGTCTCTGATGAGTTTTTCTGTGAATCTGCTGTGTAGAGAATTTAATTCCAGAATATAGTTCATAATCCTGTAATGTTCTAACTTCACCAAACCAGTAATCCTTCATTGCATTCTTAGCACATGGGGTACATTCTCCTATACCCATTAATGATCTAAACCGGAAGTATGAGAAATCATTTCTTGTAGACCATTCTGGATCATCATCCCAATGCTTGCTTTTATTAGCTCTTGTATACTCATGCCAGACATATATCTTGTTTGGTATAAAGATATCGTAACCCCAAGTATATGCTCTTGCCGCTAATGAAGTTTCTTCACCATGAAAATACATCTGTGGATCATAAAGTACTTCTTTAGCAAACTGACCTAATGTAAATATGAAATGTGCAGATAAGAATCTTCCTGGTATTGGTTCCTTCATATCTTCTGGTTTACCAAGAACATCGGGTGATAAAAAAGAAGGGCCTTCTGGTAGAAATCTGTCAATCATTAAACCCCATATCTCGGATGTTCTTCCTTCAGGATCTGTTTGTGGATTGTATGAAGATGCATAAGTAGATAAGATTGGTTTTTCATGTCCTTTTGTTTGAAGATATCCTATCATATCTTTTAACTCAGTATCCCATCCTTTAATAAATCTATGATGTGAATCTAGTTGAAAATAATACTCTTGATCCGAATAACGTTGTTGTATTAAATTTCTAGCCCAGCATACACCAAATGACTCTTTATAGTAGATATCAATAATATTAAATCTAGAATCATCTTTAAACTCATCTAATGTATCCCAAGCATCCTCTTCTGAATGCTGCCATGCAATACAAAAATGTAAATTTTGTGGATTGTCAGATTGTGCAATACAATCTCGAATAGTTGGTAGTAATTCTGGATCACGGTAGGCCGCAATCGAAACAAATATTTTGTCTTTTTCCATTTTTCGTGATAAATTTTATCTATCATCGAAACCTATTTACTAACTTGGTAATTTATTTTTCTCGCTAATATAAACATTTTTCTTCAAAATATCAAGTTCTTTCTCAAGAATTTCTATTTTTTCAAGAAGATTTTTATTTATATCTTTTAATTTTTCTATTTCTGTTTTTGCTGTCTTTAATGTAGTCACTATATTCCTGGGTTTTCTGCCATTTTAAGCCATTCATTAAACCTATCATATACATTATGTATATCTTCTATTTTCTCTCCTTTAAAGAAGAATCCATCCCTTGATATCTTAATTATCTCCACCATTTCATTATCACTATTGCTAACTCTAAATGTTAGTGTTCCTGGAGTTAATCCTTTGTCATAACCTTCTAAATCAGTATATAATTCTTGCATATCTTTTATTTTAAATATATTTAAGAAAAGACCAAAGTTTTCTAGTCTTTAAGTATTCTAGATTGTGTTCATTATCATAAGCTTCTTTTTCGAAGCAAATCCTTCTATAAGCTGCATCTGTATTACCTATTAAAATTACTCTAATACAAAATTCAACAAAATACCAAATGTAAAAGAATATGCACAAAAGTTCTGCTTGTTGTTTCAAATGAATAGATTCGTGATTAATTGTTCTATTTAATGTTTCTTTAGATATTCTATCAACATATGATTTTTTAAGAAATACAAAAGGGAAAATAGTCATTCCAACTACCCCATCACCAAAAATCCAAAAATTACCAATTTTAATTTTGTTCATATTACATTTTATTTATTGTGGGCCCGGGGAATTACGATATCCCGACCTAATGATTATGAGTCATTTGCTCTTCCGCTGAGCTACAAGCCCTAAGTATCGCTTATTATTGCGATAAATGTGAATATCTTTTCTTTTAACGATATGGCAGTTAGAGATGGGATCGAACCATCAAGTGGAGATTCGATTGATAACATAAACGCATGCATGCTGGTGGTCATTCCCATATTATCAATCTATTTCTTTATCCACGCCCGAGAGACAATCGGGTGCGTAGGCCAATTCCGCCATCTAACTATTTTGAATTCTATCAAATGTAATATTATTTTGAAGCCTTATATGTTTATTATTTAATACCCAAATTTGACCATTATCCATACCACAAGTAAAATATAAATCATGTTCCTGTGAATAATCTATACAAATAAATGCGTAACCTTTCATACCATCTGATAATCTAATAATAGGTATAGTTGGATTTAATTGTAACATCATAATTATAAATCTAATGTATAACTTATATTAGCACCCTTTGGAATATTAGTCCAAGTTGTATTACCATTTGTTGTAATACCGGGAATATTATAAGTACCACCACTTCCTGACGTTGTTGTAAGAATTACCTGACTATCACAAGTTACTTTATATGGATTTTCCCATGGAGTAGTATTTGGCCATGTTCCCCTATCTCTTGTAATTGGTCCTGATGGAAAGGTAATTGGTTCACCTACCTCGGATAACTTATTTTTTAATAAGTCCCATTGAGCTTGGGTAGGGATGCCTTCAACAGCATCCACAAACCCACCAAACCACAAAACAAAATCTTTAGAATTCATCATATTACATTCCTCCAAAGTCCATTCCACTCATATTCATAGAAGGTTCTTCCTTCTTATCTTCAGTAATAATACAATCTGTTAATAGGATTGTACCTGCAGTAGATACTGCATTCGTCAAAGCTGTCTTGATTGTTTTAGTTGGATCTAAGACACCATCTTGATATAAGTCAACCCACTCGGATGTTTTAACATTATATCCATTCCAATATTGATCTCCTGACTGAATATCATTCTGAATCTTCCAAATTTCTGAATCAGTATATCCCGCATTAGAAAGAATCTTAATGATAGGAGATTCAAGTGCTTGCTCAATAATATCAAATCCAATAATCTCTTCTTGTGTTTCTAGGTCTACCCTCTTTGATCTAAGAGCTTTTTTTGCCTTAAGTAAAGCAACACCACCACCAGGAGATACACCATCTTCTATGGCAGATTTAGCAGCATGTAGAGCATCTTCAGCACGATCTTTCTTTTCTTTTATTTCAATGTCAGATGCACCACCAATACTAATAATTGCAACACCACCTGCTAACTTAGATAAACGTTCTTGTAGTTTTTCAGTTTCATAGGCTGAGTCCGAACTATCAATTTGATTTTTAATTTGCATAGCTCGTTGTGCAATAGATTCTTCAGATCCTTTACCATCTACGATAGTAGTTACTTCTTTCTGAACTGTTGCAAGACGACACTCACCTAACCAATCTAAATCAAATTCCTCTAAACGCATTCCTTTCTGTGATGTAACAACAGTACCTCCAGTAATAACTGCCAAGTCTTCCATAAACTGTAATCTACGATCACCATATTCAGGAGCTTTAACAGCTGCTACTTTAAGACTACCACGAGTCTTATTGACTACTAAAGTAGCTAACGCTTCTCCATCAATATCCTCAGCTACAACTAGTAGCGAATGATTGTCGTTAGAAAGACTCTCAAGTAGGCCCAATAATGGTTTAACCTGTGTGATCTTACCATCATATATTAAGATCTTTGGTTTATCCAATATTGCTGACATCTTGTTATTATCAGTAACAAAATAAAGTGAACGGAATCCACGATTAAATTGAATACCTTCTACAACTTCAAGAGATGTTTCACCAATACGAGATTCCTCTACCGTAACAATTCCTTCTACACCAACCTTATCCATTGCTTCTGCAATTAAAAATCCAATATCTGGATCGTTATTAGCTGAGATTGTTGCTACTTGTTTGATTTGATCTTTTGTCTCTATGCTTTTTGACTGAGACTCTAATTCATTAATAACAACATTTAGTGCTTTATCTATTCCTTTCTTAACTGCAGCCGGATTATGATGACTCATGATCAAACGATATCCGTTTTTAACAATACTTTGAGTAAGTAATACTGTTGTAGTAGTACCATCACCACATTCCTTTACAGTTCTTTTTGCTGCCTGCTTAATAATCTGTGCACCAAAGTCTTCTACGGGATCCTCTAATTGCTTGATTGAATCAGAAATACTTACACCATCTTTTGTATTCTTGATGGTTCCATACTCATCTTTGAAGATTGTATTTTTACCACTTGGCCCTAATGATGTAGTAACTGCTTCTGCAACAATATTAATACCAGCTAAAAGTTTTTCTTTTGCTTCTTTACCTAATGTAACTTTATTCATGTATATATAACTTTATTCTGTGATTACTGCTTGTACAATTGCTTCTTGGCAACTATAATATTGAACTCCATTATGCTCTATAATAATTGGTCCGATCTTTGGGATAATAACAATTTCTCCAACCTTTAGCTGAGTTGGTAGAATTTCTCCAGTAAAACTATAACGGCCAGGTCCAACGGAAATGATTTTTCCTTTTAATGGTCTTTCTTGACCCATATCAGCAATTACGATTGCTCCTCTTCTTTCTTCTTTATCCTTGATTGGCTCAATGATAATAAAATCAAAAACTGCTTTTAATTCAGACATAACTTATAGATGTGATTTAATTGTTGCGATATAAAAATTTTTTGGTTGTATTCCTGTAATTCTAGATACTTCCTTACCATCCTTTTCAACAATAATGGTAGGAAGGCTCCTGACTTTATGTTGAATAGCTAGCATAGGCTCTTGGTCTATATCTACTTCTTGATAAATTATACCATTTATTTCTGATACAATTTCATTTATTATGGGTGCCAATGTAGTACAGGGTCCGCACCATCCTGCTTTAAACTTTAATACTTTTACCATGATTTACAAATATAACTAATTAATACAATATAGACAATTAATCTTGATTAGCAACTAAATAATAATTTACTTCATAATCTTCATTTTTAAAATAAAACTTTATCATTCCCTCTCCGGATATACTTATCTGAGAAGTTGATGAATCTTTATTTGCTGAAAGTATTTCTTCTACTTCATTAAGTTGAAAAATCATATCATCAAACCTTGTACCACTTGTAAATAAAGGATCTGGTTCTATTTTTAATGATATCTTGTCAGAGTATTTATTTCTAACATCTCCCATTATAAATATAATGCTACCAGTTTTATCCATCGAAAGTTTAAAAACATCGGAATCTATAGCCTTGGATGCTGTTATAAAATCATTTGTAAAATCTTTTTCAAACGTAATTACTTGATTAAAACTTTCAGGTAATCCTATACTTTTAGGAAATTTAGTTATCAAATCTATCTGACATAGTGAAAAGTTAACATCAAATTTTAAGTCTTTTAAATTGAGCTTTTCTCCATTATATCCTAATTCAAGTTCATCCTTAAAAATAGAAAGCATCTTAAGTAGTTTCTTAGTACTAAAAATTCCTAATTCATCTTTTGTATCAAAGGTCAATTTATTAGTTTGTATAATACCAACCAAGTTACTTGCCGGTGATATAAAACTTATTTTAGTTCCATCTTTTGTAGGAGTCCACTTAACAGAATCTACTATGCCACCTAAATAATACTTCTTGAGAATATTCTCTAAAACCTTAACTTTCATAACTAAAATTTAAAAAATTTACCAACGTTCTCATTAAATGATGGAAAATCCCATTTGATATTTGAATATAAGTCAGTAAGCTTGTTAAGTAATGATGTATTAAAACCTTCCTCCCTATTAGCATATTTGTCAATAAACTCATTAATAAAATCTGGATCCTCTCCCGTAAAAGCAATTACGTCAATTTTATACGGATTATCTAATAAAGCTATAAATTTTATTTTATCACCTCTAACGATCATAGAGTGTTTTTTTTCTAATTTTTTAAATTTAATTAAATCATTATAATATATTACAGATCTACTATTTATTGGAGTTCCTTTTGCAATTGTACTAAATATAGAACCTGCGGTAGGTTTTCTTTCAATATATTCAGTTACTTTATTTACTCCTGTTGGTCTAGCTATGCTTGATATTGGTAATGTTTTAACTGTCTTTTTAAAGTTAATTAATTTTTCATCCATTTCAACTTTTTGTTTTCCAAATAAGATGTCTTTTAAGAATGATTCTGCAAATTCTTTATAGATTGGATTCATATTACTCTTCATAATATCTAATCCTTTGATATCAAACTCATCTTTAGGAACTCCTTGATCATTTACTACCCACATCGCATATCTTCTCTTACCTGCCCAATATGCACGTTCTACTACAACTTCTTGTTTAAGTGTAAGGTATTTATTCTCTTTCGCATTAAAATATTTTTTAATTGGATTATTAAGTTGTTGATTAGCCCTTTCTTGAATTTCTTGAGATATGGCAATAATTTTTTCAATTCTTTCATTTCTATCAGTAACTTTTGGGAATCTTTTTTTAAGTAATGGATTAATTTCAATATAAAGCGAATCAGTATCAGATGCCACAATATAATCCTTATCTGTTCCTAATTCTTTATTTATTATTTCATTAACATAGTCAATTGATCCCATAGTAAGTCTTTGACCTGTATTTGTTATAGCCGATGATATCATCTTATATCCATCAGCAAATCTCCATGTATTAACACCAAAAGTTCCATACATAGCATTCTGAAGAATTTTAAATGCTTGTTGGTAGTTCTTATATAACTTAGCTCCAACCTTATCACCTTCCTTACCAGCTTTCTTCATCAAACCACGATAATACTCACGTTTGTCAAACCAATCTTCTAATACTTCACAAGCAATACTTTTCTTATGAGTTGAGAACATTGCACCTGATGCACCTATAGTAATACCGTTATCTTCAATAAATTTTACAAGTTCACCAATACTTAATCTTGCCTCTTTTAATTTATAAGTTTTTCTGTCTAATTTCTCTACAACTACTTGAATAGATTGATCTTTTTGTTTTAATTCTTCTAATGTATTGTTTTGTTCGTAATTATCTTTTGTTTGAATTCTTCCAATACAAGTTTCTAAACCAGCATTAAGCATCTTAATAATACTCGGGTATAGTGATGTAAAGTCAAGGTCAGACAAATCTTCATATAATCCTGGAACAGGATCTTTTAAGTAACCTCCAGCAGAAGGATCATATTTTTTTACAATAGATTCACTATAATATTTTACTATTCCTGATTTAAGTTGTACTCCACATTCTTTATCTTCATGGCTAACTAATATACCTTCCGTTGTATCTCCTACCTTAACATAATCACCAACTATAAAATCTTTAATAAAACGATTGATTGTATGAGGTTTATTATTTGGAATGATTCCTTTCCTTTTAAGATAAGTTAATATTGCCCCTTCATTAAGCAAAGTATTAAAATAAATCATTTCATAAGGAGTATGGCATAAATGACATATTAATACTGTCAATGCAATAAACTGAAGATTATCTTCTAAAGCTACAATGATTTCAACATCTCGAATATTATAGTCAATAAACTTATTAACATCTTCTTTAAATAATCTATCAAGACTTCTATTATCTTCAATCTTTCCTAAATTGGCATACTTAAGACCAATTGCATTTAGCTTATATGATGGCTCTTCCTTTACAATAAACTTCTTATGAAGTAACATGTAATCTAAAGAAGAAACACCACCTATAGTAATAGGGGAATCTGTTTTCCATGGACTTTCTTTTATTTTTCCAATAGGACTAAGTTGATTGGCAATATCACATCCTAAAATATTTTTTATTCTATAATATAGATATGGGATATCAAAGAAGTCAGAGTTATATCCTACAACAATAGTTGGATCTAATTCTTTCCATTTTTTAATAAATTTATTTATAAGATCAACCTCACTAGAACAAGTTATGATTTCTTTTCCCTCAACATTAATATCACTAATTTGACCTTCCTCATCAAGAATAAAACATATCTTTTGTTTTGAGTTATTATCTATTAATGCAATTGCTGTCAGCTTAGTAGGGGTATCTTTGACATATTGTGGTGTTAATGTACCACCAATCTCAATCTCAATATCTAAATAAACTATATTATGTGACTTTGGCAAGTCATCTGTCTGATAGTACAAATCACGAAGTATAAGAAGTTCTTTATCAATATCCTTCTCATATAAATTTGGATTCTCTTTATCGTATTTTTTTGTAGCAGATACTTTAAATCCATCTAAGGTCATAAAGTCTCCATTCTTATCTATTTTGTAAAAAAAAGGACTGTACTGAAATTTGGTCCAACCTGTTTCATCATCTCTTAGGAAGTAATTTCTACTTTCAAAATCATAGTGTACGGCTTGAAACATTTGTTGTATCTATCTTATATTTTGATGCTATTTTTACAACTCGATTAGTATAAGAAGTAGAACGAGCATATTTCTTTTTTAGAAACCAAAGATAATCTTTTTTACTTAAAATTTTGTACTTTTTAGAAAAATAATTTTGAATGAAGATGTAATGCAAAATGCAGTCATCTATTGACCTATAAGTTGCATATGAACCTATTTTTCCATTAGCAAATTTTCGGTTATACTTTATGCCAAAAATATTATTATGTCTGGCAAGCCTAGATCTGTTATGCCCTGTTTCCAAAATAAACTGAGCTATTGTTATATCTTTATACTTTATTTCAGGATTATCAGCTATTATTTTTATAATTTCAGCTTTTCCAATAGATAAAGCGGTGTAACTCAAGCATAAAAACATGCTTGTAAATAATGTTATTACTTTCATATACCTTTATTTTTTACCAAAACTACATTAAAAAATACAACAAACCAAATTATCTTCCTTGGCCAGCGTATTTCTTAACGTAGTTCTTTGATTTTTTATTGAAAGACGTTTTAGTTTTAGCGTGTCTTCCTATATTTTTTTTCTTGATCTCAATTTTTCTAGATTCAACTACTTTTGCCTTTGCCATGTTATTCTTGATTTTCGGTTTGATTGCCATCTATAATCAAAACGATCTCTTCAAGAACCTTGTTTATTTCTTCAACAGTTAAGGTAGGAGTAATTTTATCTTTGATTTCTCTTAATCTCTTAAGGTTATCTTCAATATTTTCCAATTCTTTAAAGGTATCTTTCATATCATAGACTTCAATTATATATATGCAAAAATCAAAAAAAATTTTACTTTCATAGTCTATGCTTCGCAACTCTGGCAGGCCAAGATATCTTTTGCAAATTCCTGAGCTGCATTTACTGAATGTTGGTAATACAATGTTTTAATTCCTAAATCATGGGCTTCGATCATCAATGAATTAATATCCTTTGTAGGAGTGGTAGGGTGTACCATAATGTTCAAAGATTGTGATTGATCAATATACTTTTGTCTAGCCGCAGCTTGGATAATAATTTCCTTTTGAGATATCTCAATAAAAGTTTTGAATACATCCTTTTCTTCCTTAGTAAGAAAATCCAAATGCTGAACACTTCCAAATGCTTTCAAGATACTCATCCATACTTCAGCGGTATTCATTCCTTTAGATTCTAATAATTGCTCAAGATATTTATCTTTTACAGTAAACTTCATCTTAGCAACATCTTTAATATAATAGTTGCTATTATTAGGCTCAATAGACTGCGATACTTGGCCTAGGATGAACGCAGATGATGTGGTTGGGGCAATAGCTATCAAGGTAGTATTACGTCTTCCATATCCCTTTAAAACCTCTGGTTCTCCATACTCAGTTGCCATCTTAGTCGAGGCTGCATAAGCTTGATCATAGATTGTTTTTGCAATCATTGTGTTATATAACTTAGCCTCCAAAGAATCAAAAGCAATCATCTTACTCTTAAGAAAACTATGCCATCCCAACTGACCAATACCCAATGCACGATGTTTTTCAGCAAATTTAACTGCACGTTGCATAAATTGTATCTTACTTGCCTTTTCAATAAAATCAGTCATAACTGAATCTAAAAAGTAAACAAGAGTTTCAACTGCATCTGTATCCTTCCATTCTTCAAAATAAAGAACATTCATTGAAGATAAGTCACAAACAAAAGATTCATCGGGACTATCAGGTAAGCATATCTCAGAACACATATTGCTATGAGTAACTTTCATATCCTTATCTCGATAAACATCCGCAGCACCATTATTTACATTATCAGTAAAGAAAATGTAGGGAAATCCAAATTCAGATCTCACCTGTAATACTTTTGCCCATATTTTTCTTTTGGCCTGATCACCATTCTTCATTTGATTTAACCAATAGGTTGGAACACAAACACCAAATGATAAATCTTGTATTGGAGAACCTTCAGAACGAATTGTTAAGAACTCTTCAATATCGGCATGATCAATATCCAAATAAGCCGCATGATGGCCTCTACGAGAACTTCCTTGACTAATAACATTAGCAGTAGTATCAAATTTCTTCATGAAATGAACAGCACCAGAGCTTTGACCATTGTCTCTAATTGATGAACCACGTGGACGAATCTTTCCGTAATACCCAGAAGTTCCACCACCCATCTTACACATCATTCCTACCTCAGCATCAGACCAAAGAATACTCTCCATTGTGTCATCTACATAACTTCCAAAACAAGAAATACCAAGACCACGATCAGTACCAAAATTTGTCCATATAGGGCTAGATATTGAATACCAACCTTTTGCAATATTTTCCTTCATCTTTGCAGCAAATCCTGGCTTATTAAGAATCTTTTCTGCATGGTTAACAATAATGTCAACACGTTCATCTAAAGTTTGGCCTGGTAATAAATAATCTCTTTCTAAGAAAGTTCTACTAGTTTCGTTATACCACCTATATTCCATATTAAAATAAATCGTTTGAAGTTATACTTTTTGTTTTCTTACTGTATGTTGTTGGTTTTTTGTAAAAGAAATCAGTATGTGTTTGGGCATATATTTCTTCCATAAACCATTCGATGTCAGCTAACTTCGTTTCATCTACTTCAAATATTTTTTCACCACCAATCATCTGTATACTTTCATTAAACCTGTACTTTATAAATTCATATAGAGTTTCCTTTTGAATAAATTCTAATTCTCCTTCTTCAAAGATCCAGTCTATTACTTTTACTTCGGCATCATAAGCCTTTCTAGAAGCACGTTCAATCTTTTTGTAGAAATCCTCATCAAACCATTCTGAATATTCTTCCTTTACTTTGTTAATAATATAGATTCCAAGTAAACCATGAACTATTTCTTCTTTTTGTGTTGCTTGCACTACATTATCAATATCCTTCAGCATATTCTTATGCTTATTAAATGCCTTAATAACAGCAAATTGACTAAATAAACTAACGTTCTCGGTAAACAAACTAAACAAAGTTAGTGTCAATGTATACAACTGCTTATTATCACTTGATGCATTTTTTAAATATTTACTTAAATAATCAATTCTACCTTGTATAACCGGGTTTTCTAATAAAACAACAAAGTCATCATTTAGTGAAAGTACTTCTAGTAAATGAGAATACGCATCGGAATGACGAACCTCACTCTCAGCAAAAGTCATCCCAACTTGATCAAACTCTGATTTAGGAAATTGATCTCCTAATTTACTCCAAAACTTTTTTACAGATACTTCTATTTGAGCAATAGCAAGCAATGTATTCTTTATTGCATTCTTTTCTTTTGTGTTTAACTTAGTATTAAAGTCTTGCACATCACTAGTAAAATTCCATTCTGTGTGGATCCAATATGAATGCCTGATGGCATCTTTGTACTTAAGGATCTCTGGGTATTCAAAAGGTTTAAATGCGACTCTCTTGTCAAATATACTCATGCGTTTAATGTATTTAAGGTTGAAAAAATAAGCCCCAAACTAAAAGGGGGCTTAAATAAATATAACCGTAGTTCTGTATTATGGTTTAAGTATTGTAACAAAAACTATAAACATAACAAGAATTTTTATATCCTAATACCAAAGAAAGTATTTGCACCTCCAGAGGCCTTTGATGTAACTTGATCAACAAAGTTGTTAATATTTTCAACTTCTTTGGCTTCATCTCTTGGATCATTGTCAATTCTAATATCTCCGTTGCTTGTATTCACCAATGCATTAAATGTTAATCCATCTCCACCATATCTATTCTTAATAAAATGAAATCTACCAGTACCCGCTACCTTATCATCTTTGTTTCTTGCAAGTGAAATAATAATATCTGCAATCATAATTTTGTCGTATGATCCTGCAGCATTATCTCCTTCTAGAATATCACTCTTAGCACCAGTTCTGTTTGCTTGGGATGGGGAAATAATTGGTACCTTAAGTTCTTTTGCAAGTGACTTGGCTTCTATGAATACATCATCAATTTCTTCCTTTCTATCCTTTCTTGAAGAACTTGGTCGCAAGTAGTCAAGATAGTCAATGATAATCATATCAGGTTTAAATCCTTCGTTTGATTCTAATTGTCTAAGGTGCGATTGAATAGTTGCTAATGATGCTCTTTTAGGAGAATACTCCTTGATAACAACAGTGCCTTCTAATCCTTTCATTATTTCCTGTACTTCATTTCTATGATTGCCCAAATCTTTAGAATCAATTCCTGTTAGAATAGCATCATATCTTTTTGAAGTATAAATGTCACCTAATTCAAGAGTGTAGTGAACAACGTTAAATCCAAGTTTAGCTGCATATGCACCCATTGCACAAACTACCCACGACTTACCACCACCTGGAGATCCAAAAACTAATACTAAATCCCCTTCACCAGATCCTCCTTGTGTTAGAAGATTAAAAGGAGCCCATGGAAATGGTATTGTCTTTCTTAATTCTGCTCGGTATCTAGCTTCAATATCAGTATTGTATTTTAGCCCTGAGTCTTTAGGGAC